TTCTTTTTTTATCTTCATCTTCCATTTCTTTAAAAAATAAATTTAAAAGATCAACACCTTTTTTCTTTCCATAGTCATCAAAAAATTGTTGTAATACAGGTTTCATTCTATTTTTTCCCTTAATCCTTTTATGTATGCTTCTTCCATTCCAGGTGGCCAATTATACCATTGGCCTTTGTCTGTCTTGCAATAGTGTAAAAGAACAATATTATTTTTATACTTTCTGTAAATCCAAGTTTGGCCGTTTCCTGCTTTGTAGTTTGGATTTTCTTCAAACCTTGTAACTGAATCTATCATTTGACTACAAGTTTTCATCTGCCAATATGGCAAAGTCGCACTAAAAGTAGCTTGTGCAACTTCGCCATTTAGCAAGTGAAGAAAAACAACAACAAACTTCATCATGATTCAACTAAAAGCTCAACCCATCTTGTTTAGAATCCTTTGGATCGTTAAAAACAAGATTGTAGTTGGCAGACTTTCCTTTTTCTTCGTCTCCAGCATTTTTAAATGCTACACTAACTTTCTTATGAAACCTTTTTAACAATTCCGTAACAGGTTCTATATTAATGGGTTGCTTGTAGTTGGTATTGAGTGCTATTTTATTTTCCGCTTCATTGGGATAATATAAAGCAACTTGCATATTAAGACCTAAACCTAACATTTTTCCATCTTTAGTATAAACCTCAGATAAAGAAAAATTAGTATAGTTCCCTTGCTCATCTTTTATAGAACCAGTACCAACAGTCTTAATGTTGTTTTTATCTTTCCAAATAGTTATTTGGTTAGAGTTCAATGCCATGTTTTCCTCCTTTTTCTTGTGCATTGTCTATGGCTTTTCTTTTATTATCAAAATTGGCCATAGTTTTAGCTTGTTCGTCTTTAGACATATTTTGATACTCTCCGCTGTTCATAAATTTAGATTGCTCAGCATTTAATCTAGTTTGCAATCCTTTTCTATTAACAACGAAATCTTTTGGTGCTGGAAAACCATCTTCATTATCCATGCCGGTTTCTAAACAAAAACCTTTTAAGTAAGCATATTTAGTGGCATAAGAAATAGCATTACCGGTAGCGTACTTATCTATCTTGGCAAATGCTGAAGCACCTTCTACTTCTAGTTTTTCTCTTGGGTTTTCCACATTAATTAATGTTAAATTACATTCGGTATAAAAATAATTTTCAATGGTTCTTTGATTTAAGTATTTAGGAATGGCTAATAGTTTATTATCTATTAACGCTTTTCTAATTACTTTGGTAACAGCGTCATGTTCAATAGGGTTAAAGTGCATACCATTTTTTTTTGCACCTTTTTCAACCTTTCCTACTTCTTTCATTACATCTAAAACTTTTTCGTAAATAGACTTACTGCTTTTTTTGGTCTGTGATTGTTTTTCCATAAACGGCTAATATCTCCTTTGCTATATTTAGTATTTTATCTTCAAATTGGTTAAAGGCATTAAAACTTAATTTTAATTGTTTAGTAATAGCTTCAATTTCTTTATCCCTTTCTTTTAATTGTTGTTC